TGACCACTTCTAGCGCGACCGACGTCTTTGCCCTATGCTCCGATGAACTCGGCCCTCATGCCAAGGAGCACCCATGAGCAGTTCGCATCAACCTATCTACTGGGATACAGCCGCGCACGTTCTGGCGGATCCTGGCGCCCCTGGCGCGGCGTCTACCTACAGCATCACCTTCCCGCTTGGAACCACGCGGTTCCGCATCGTCAACGGCCATGCCACACACGGTGCTGAAATCGCCGGCACCCTGGCCACCATCACTGCGGTTTCTGGATCGATGCCCCTCCCGCCTAACATCGAGTACACCTGCGCGGGCCACGCAATATTCATCCGCAACCGGAACAACGGCCAGGCGATCCCCATCGCCGTCATCTGGGAGCGCATCGGGCGCGTGCCCGATAACATGAACGCTGGCGTTGCCACCATCTCAAGCAACCTCACCCCGTAGTGGGCGGTCGGCACAGCCGGCAGAAGGGCAAGCGCGGTGAGAGGGAGGTGGCACACCTCTTCACCGATCGCGGCTACCAGGCCAGACGCGGTGACAGTCAGTCCAGGGGCGCGCGCGAGGCGGACGTCGAGGACACGCAGTTCTGGATTGAGGTGAAGCGTGGCGCCAGATGCCCCATACGCCGTGCCATCGAGCAGGCCAAGGGTGACACGGATGGTCGCCGTGCCCTCGTGTTCTGGCGTGACGATCGCTCAGACTGGCGAATCGACATGGCTGCTGATACCTTCTTTGAAATGCTGGCATCTTGCGGACCCGCCGACTGGGTCTTACCGTATGAGCCAACCACGGAGGACAGAGATGGCGACGAAGAGCAAGCCCAAGAGCAAGCCGAAGGCTGAGAAGAAGGCCGAGCCCGAGAAGAGCACCAGTTCCATCGACCTCTCATGGCTCCCGGAGAAGTCGCAGAAGCAGGCGGCCTACTTCCTCGAGCGCGCCTGCGAGAAGCGCAAGTGTGACCCTGATCGCGTCATCGCCGCCTGCCTCGCCTGGGCTGCTCTGCAGTCGACCCAGCGTCACGGCATCCACCGCCTGATGCAGAGCATCGAGTTGTCGCTCAGATGCAAAATCTAAAAGAGCTCCGGTACGACACGGCGCCTGGCTCTGCCTTCGTCTGGCTCATGGACTCTCTCATGGGCGCGGTCGAGGTGTGCGTCAGCAAGGACCCGTCTCTCACCGAAGTGGAGCGCGCAGTGGGGCTGCAGATCACAGCTATCCGCGACACCAAGGAGGCGCTCCTGATGATGAAGAGGCGCCGGCTTACCAAGCGCGACAAGGCTGTCAAGCCGTTGCTGTTGGCCTACCTTGGCATGGTCCAAGACAACACCCTGTCGCGCACCTGGGAGAAGGGACTGGCCACTCATGGTAGAGTGAATGAGAAGATGGAGCGTCTTGCCAGAGACACAACCAGGTTCTTGCAGGCGCTAAACCTCGTGACCCACCCGAACACACCGACCTCGGTCATCAAGAGGACGGTGGGGAAATACAAGAACAATGTCGAAGACCTCCACTGATGGCGTGACCCCGTCCCTGAAGAGATGCATCAATATCGTGCTGCCGCATCTCGACACCATCCTCGCCATGCTCAGCGTCGGGCACACACGCACAGCCACCGCCAAAGCGGTCGGCATCAAGCCGTGGAACTTCCTGTCGGTGCTCAGGGAGGGCAAGGCCTCGAGGGGTCGGTGTCACGACATCCTCAAGAGCGTTCTCTCGGCCGAGGGTAAGGCGCAGGTGAACCTGGAGGCCATCGTCATCGCCGATGCGCAGGTCAACGTGAAGAGCGCACAGTGGCTTCTCGCCAGGCGCTTCCGTCTCAAGGAGCGGCACGAGCCCGACATCGAGGTGCTCCGCAAGCTCGACTACAACAAGCTCGACCAGGAAGAGATCAAGCTCCGCATGCTGGAGCAGAAGCTCCGCCTGCTGACGGAGACCAAGGGCGAAGACCTCAACGGAGAGGGCTGGCGCTCGCTGATGTCGGAAGCCACCGAGGCCAATAAGCGCATCAAGTCGCTGCATTGAAGCAAGCGCAGCTCAAAGAGCTCCAGCGCTGCTCGTGGGACTTCGCTTACTTCTGCCAGAAGTACCTGAAGATACTCAACAAGAGTAAGAAGCTCGTGCCCCTGGTGCCGACCCCCATCCAGGCCGACTTCGCAGACGTGATGGACAACCAGCCGTTCACCTACGTGCTCAAGAGCCGGAAGGTGGGCATCTCTACGTTCGTCGCTGCCAAGTTCTTCTGGAAGGCGCTCTTCCGGCCAGGGTTCGAGGTCGCGGTCATCGCGCACACTGAGAAGGCGGTGCTCGAGAACATCGCGCCCATCTACCACCGCTTCTACGAGAACCTGCCGAAGTTCATGCGAGTGCCGCTCAAGCACCAGACGGTCCACAAGCTGCACTTCATCCACGACTCACGCATCATCATCGGCACAGCGAACAGCGAAGGCGCGCGTGGTGGTACGCCAGTGGCGCTGCACTGTAGTGAGTTCAGCCGGTACGAGAACCCTGACGACACGATGGCCGCGCTCTTTACGTCGCTCGGTGCCGACCCGGAGGTGGTGCTCGAGACCACCGCGAACGGCATGAACTTCGCGTACTCGATGTGGAACGACGACGACCTGGAGTACCACCGGGTCTTCTACCCATGGACAGAGGACCCGGACTGCACGTCGAAGAAGGAGCCGCGCAGCATCCCCCCTGAGATCGAAGAGATGGTTGAGGAGTTCGAGCTAACGCCCGAGCAGACCAACTGGTTCGTCGACACCTACCGGCTCAAGTGCAACAGCAAGCTGCGCATCCTGCACCAGGAGTACCCCATCATCGCGGAGCAGAGCTTCGTGTCTACCGGTGGGCGCTTCTTCCACTGCGCATTCCCCGGCGGCGACGCTGAGCCGGGCTACATCGAACACGCCAAACCACAAAAGTGGCACACATACGTGATGGGCGTGGACACTGCGTCTGGCGCGGAGAAGGGGGACTACTCGGCATTTTGCGTCATCGACGTAACCGACCCGAAGAAAGTGAGCACAGTAGCGACGTTCTACGACCGCCTCATGCCCCGCGCGTTTGGTAAGCGCGTGCTGGCCGAGGCGCACAAGTGGAAGGCGCTGGTGGTGCCCGAGGCCAACAGCTACGGGCTGACCATCATCGAAGAGCTCAGGCTTCGGAACTACCCGTACATCTATCACAAGCTCGACCAGAAGGACGGGGAGAACACCTGGACCAAGAAGTACGGCTTCTGGACAGACCGCGCCTCGAGGCCGCTCATGCTGAGCAAGCTCTACGAGTTGCTCTACGACGGGCAGTTCGACGGTCGCGATCGTAGATTCCAGTGTGAAGCCAACCACTTCGTCTATTCAAGGAACGGCAAGCCGGAGGCTCAGAGCGGGCACCACGATGACATGGTTATCGCCACGGCGCTGGCGGTTTACGGCTCCAGCCAGGCTGCGATGGTGCGTGAAGACCGCATGAACGAGAAGCCCGAGAATATACGCGAGAGCTTGCAGTTCGAGCACAGGACGGGCAGAAACTATTCAGATGACTGGGATGACTGGTACGGTTCAGACGTCAATAAGTCACACCCTCTCACCATAGAGGGGTCTCATTAGCCGACGGGCGTTAAGCGTAAGGGTGCGATATGGGGATTCTAAGCGAAGAGAGATACGACGAGATGGTTGCCAAGTTCGAGGCAGTAGCCTCTGGCGAAGAGCAGCCCGAGGTCTCTACTCAAGCGGAGGAGCCCCAGCAGTCCGACGACTCCCCGGACTCTAATCAAGAGGAGGATGGTTCGTCTGCAGACGCCGCAGACGTTAAAGAAGAGGTGGAGACGCAGGCGGATAGCTCGGAGCCGGATGCTCCCAAGACTCCCGAGCACATTCCCTACGGCAGGTTTAAAGAGGTTAACGATAAGTTCCGCGCGCGCGAGGACGACCTTCAGCAAGCGATGCAGCGCATCCGCGACCTGGAGCAACTCACGCTGGCTCAGGCCAAGCAGCCGCAAGCCGAGACCGAGAAGGCGCCAAGCAAGGACGACGAGTGGCTCAACGAGATCTTCGGAGATCACGAGGACCCGTCGGCTCAGGCGTTCAAGCAGATCCGCCAGGAGATGCAGTCGGTCAAGGAGTGGCAGCAGCAGCGCACGGAGCAACTCGTGGCCTCTCAGCTCGACGCTGAGATCAAAGCCGCCGCAGAGAAGAATCCTGACGTCAAGGTGGAGGAGCTTTGGCAGGCGGTCGCCGCTAACGGCTCTGTCGACGTGAACGAGGCCGCTGAGTACATCCAGCAGCACCGTGCCACGATGAGAGAGCAGTACCTGTCTGAGGCCAGCTCGGAGATCGAGGCGCTCAAGGCGAAGCTCGCGGAGGCGGAGAAGGTGGCTGCAGAGGCCCCCAAGTTCCGTCGCCCGAGCGCTACGTCTGCCGCGCCTGGTCAAACCGAGCAGAGGCCGAGGACGGTATCGGAAGCGACGAACGCCTTTGCCGAAGCGATCAGGGAGCGAATGTCGCACTAACCATTCTCACGATTAGAGGAGAGTTCCCATGCCAGCCACAGTAGGCATCAACGGAGTCGGCACGTTCGGCCCGATGCTCAAAGAGTTCTATCAAGGCCCCGTCGCCGAGCAGATCAACAACCGCGTCTGGATGCGCGAGTACTTCCAGAAGAAGTCGACGGGTTGGTCCGGCAAGCAGATGGTCATCCCCATCCACATCGGCCGCAACA